AACAGTGTAAGGCAGCTTAGCCTTCTTAATGTAAACCTGAAGGTCAGTCAAGTCACCAGCAGCCCGCTGCCAAATACCCATAGCGTAAGGACCGTTGTTAGGGTTACCGAACACTGACCACACAAGAGGTTCAAGGTCAGCACGAGCAGCAGCAATAGCGCCTGTCGAAACCTTGCCGGGAACAGCTATGTCGCGCAATGCCTGAGCAAGTACTGTAGTTGTCGTACCGGGAATAAGCCCAGCGTGCTTCTTAGCAATGTTGTTTACATTCAACTTGAAGTCAGCCATGCCCTTAGACATCTGAATGTTGACTTGATTGTACTTGTGAATAACCTGTTCTTTACCCTTGCCATACTGCACAAGTTCGCGAATCTTAGCGACACGCCCAGCCTGCAGCATGTCATTCAATGCCATCTCGTTGACAGCATCGTTGAACATAATCTCGTTGACGACACGGCCATTAGGACCGACACCATCAAAGCGAGAACCCATGAGAGCAACAATCTCTTCAGCTGACTTTCCAGCATACATAGCCTCGTCAACATTCAATTTAGCTAGTGCGTCACGAGCAACCTTAGGGTCCTTAGCTGCAGCTGCTACGAGCTTCTGGATGTGCTGAGCGTCGTGTACAACATCATTAGGCCAGTAATCCGTAGCAGGCTTACCCACCACAGGGTCAATCTGAGGCTTTACCCAGTTAGCTGCACCACGATCAGCCGTGTGAGCTGGCACGTTAGCAATCTTAGAAATCAAATCACCAAAAGCTACAGGGTTATTAGCATCCTCAAAGATGGAACGAGCAACATCGTCAGTCAGGTCTTTAGCCTCTGAGATAGTACGTGACAAAGCCATCTCTTCATTGTGAAGAACAACCTTTTCAATGTCAGGAGCAGACCCACGAAGCATGTTGATAGTTGCAGCTTCAACCTCAGCTGGAGTCCATAAGCGGTACCAACCAATAACCTTCTTAGTGTTCTGGAAGTAGTTAGGTTCCCACAGGCCAGTACTAGGCTTTGTTGCACCGGGACGGTGACCAAAACGCTCAGGCTTAGTACCTAGCAAGAAGTTGTCAGCACCCTTAATTTCCTTGCGAAGAATCTTAGAGATGTCAGCATCCGACAAGTTGGGCTTAGTGTACAAAGCAACAACAGCATCCATAATGTTAGACATTGGAACCGACGTAGGTTTGTTGAAGTAAGCCAAATCAAGCGCACGAGGGTCAACCAAGTTAAACTCACGCAGCATTTGGTGAGCATACAGACGAATACGAGTATCGTTAATACCAATCCAAGCCGATACGCCCTTAGCATCCAGCCAACGCAGAGCAAGCTCCATCTTGTTGATAGCTGCCCGCTTCAACTTCTCAGCACGGTTAGCTGCAGCAATAACAGCTGCCTTATCGCCAATCTTACGCATCTCATTGTTGTAAGCCGCAATCTCCTTGCGGTTAGAGTCAAGCAGACGGTTCATCAGAGTCCACTGATCCATCTGGTTGAACTCGTAAGCATACTTGTGCAGTCCAGCACCGGCTATGTCGGAAGTACTGAGCGCTCCAGTAAGAGTCTTGTAGCGGTAGCCTTCGACATTGAGGAAGTCATTCTTCAAGTATTCAGGCATGTCACGGATGACATCATCAATCTGCTCCTGAGTGTATCCACCCAACCAAGGAACATCCTGCAAGTCCTGACCAGCAGCCTTAGCTACCTGAGCCTCAGCAGTGATAGTCGTGTCAACAGCCGACGTACCCACAATAGAAGGAACGTCAGTGCCGGGAACCTTGATGTCGTACTGCCTACGCAACTCAGAAGCCAACTCGCTCTGAAGCTTGCTGTTAGAAGTGCCTACCTCACCACGAATAACCTTGCCAAGGTGCTCAGTAGCCCGCATCAAAGTAGCAGGGTTCTTGATACCGGCAAGCTTAGCTACGACAGAATCGCCCAACGCAGCCTTCAAAGCCTGAGCCTCTACGGGGTCAGCCAGTACATTCTTGAGAGCTGTCGAAGCACTAAAGCTACGGTCAGACTTAACTGTGTCGACAGGAAGGTTAGCCTTTTGAGGACCCGTAAGAGCTTTGATCTCAGCCTTGACAGCCTTGATTTGAGCGTCTACCCGCTTAGCAACTGTAGGACTAGCCGCACCCGCAGCTGAATCTTTCACAAGCTTCTGCAACTTAGTCTCTAGCGCTGCAATCTGAGGAGCCACATCAGGCAAAGTAGCTGCCGAGTTAGTAACTTTCGCAGAAATAGTGCCGGGCTTAATCTTGTCAAGCTGAGCAATAATGCTAGGCACCATGCCAGTAGCTGCAAACTGCTCGCCGATACTAGAGCCACGAGGAGCACCCACGCTATCCATAAGCGCAGCCTCGTCAATAGCCCCAGCCGCTGCCGCAGGTGGAGGAGTAACAATGTCAGAAGCCTTCATAGCTTCAGCCAGACGAGCACCACTCTTAGCCTCAGTCTTAGTAGCTGGGCCAATAGCTTGAGAGAACAATCCCTCAGTTAGTTTAGGGGTAGCAATAGAAGGGGTTTCAACCTTATTCAAGTTAGCTACAATATCCGAAGCTGCAATACGCGCTTCTGGAACGACAGGTGCTGCCTTAGCGCCAAACGCTGTATCCTGCAGTGCATAAGGCTGTGCTGCTCGCTGAGCCAAGAACGCATTGTTCTCAGCCACCCGAGCCTGCTCAGCAGCCGTAGCCCGAGAAGCCACACGAACATCTGAACCCAAAGCCTTACCTACACCGGAGCCAGCAACAAGAGCATCCGCCCCAACAGCAAGACCCTTAAGTCCCTTACCGGCAAGTTGAGCACCCTTAGCAATCTGAGCGCCCGGAATCCACGTAAGCGGATCTAGCGCGATATCCATAGCCAATCCGCCAGCGCCCTTAGCAAGAGGACTTACGTTATCTGTAACGTCTTCATATCCCTCAGTACCGTAGTTAGCTACGTCATACTGCTTCTCGATAATGTCAGCACCTGTCGGCTGGTCAGCAGCATTAGTAGAAAAGAATCCTCGAACAGGAGCAGTAAGTACGTTGAAAACTCCGCCAAGTTCGTTATACGGAGTGCCAGTCTCAGCAGCTTGCTTACGCTTCAATTCTTCATTGAGAGCTTGATTAGGTACGTTCTCGACAGCTCGCATAGGGCGCGACAGAATGTCAACAACCCACGACAAGATGCCGGTTGCGGGGTTGGAATCTTTAGCTGGGCCAGCTGTCAAGGTTACAGACTTAGCCTGTGCTCCTTTTCTAGCTCTAGCTTCAGCTAAGTACTGAGAAAACGGTTTAGATGCGACCATTCCTCAATGCTACAGGAAATTATCCTCTAGCAGACTTTCCACGTGCATAAGCATCAGCTTCCGTAGGGTTCTTACCACTATTGATAGCTTCTTGATATGCCGAAGAGTAAGACACCCCGCTGCCAGTAGCCTTGTTAGCTGCAATAGCGGCATCTTGATCCATCTTCATTTTCTGAAGAACCAAAGAAGCGTAGTCTTTACCGCTAAGACCGCCACTGCTAGAGCCGCCACCGCCACCAGAGGAGACAGTAGCGTTCTGCATCTCAGCAATAGCCTGAGCAACTTGAGCGTCATAAGCCGACAGCTTCTGAACACCCTCACGAGTAGCACCTTCAGAAGCAAGACGCTGGTTAGTGATAGCAGCCTTACGAGAAGCCTCGTTCTGAGCCAATACAGCAGCACGCAAGTTCTCAAGAGAAGTAGTTGCGCCAGTCTGGTTACCGAAAGTCTGTACAGGAGTTTGCTCCGTCATGCCCAAAGCCAGCAACTGCTGGTTCTGAGCTGCACGAGCAGCGTCATACGCCTTGTTGATGTTACCTGTCGCAGTGTCGTAGATACCGCCAAGGTTAGTAGCCGCAGTACCATAGTTAGTTGCGATGTCAGCTTCACGAGCTGCAATGTCCTCAGCGTAACGCTTGTATAGTGCTTCCATCTTGGCACGGTTAGCGTTGTACTTTCCCTGAGCATCAGCAATCTGACCAGCAGAGTAAGCCGCACGAGACCCGCCGCCCCCACCGCCACCACTGCCGCCACGCATAGCCTCTAGCAAAGCCATAAACTCATCTTGAGCAGCTTCAGTAGTGGTCCCATCAGTAGTTTTCTTAGGGGTAGTAGTCTTCTTAGGCTTAGGAACTAGATCTGGGTAAGCCTTATCTCCGGCACCTTTTCCCGTTTTAGCTTGAGGCTTAGAAGCAAAAAAGTTACCGACACTCTGGTAAAGGTTTTGAAGGTTGCGGTTAGGCTCCCTAGCGACAGTCGTATAGATATCGCCAATAGTTTTAGCGATACCTTCAGTAGTCTTTACAGGCTTCTTATCAACCATGACTAGCCTCCCATAGCGAAGCGGTCAAGAACAGCCTGCTTAGCTTCAGCCAAAGCTTGCTGACGAGCAGCTTCATTAGCTTGTTGCTGAGCTTTCAACTTGTTTGCTTGATCGACACCAAAGTTAACATTAGCTTCATCAATAGCCTGTCGCTGCTTTTCAAGCTGCGACGTAAGTACTCCACGCTGTGCCTGATAAGCACCAGACTGTAGCATGCCACGAGCAGCAAAATCATTACGCAGAGCGTTGTAAGCCTTACCAGAGGTAGTTGCTCGTTCTCCTTGAGCAATTAGCTGGCCAAGGTCAAATGAAGCCTTAGTAGGGTCATAACCAAGTTCTTGCAGAGACTGCTCATAGGTTTTTCCATAACGAGCTTTTTCAAGGTTCTGGCTCTCCCCAAACAATTCCATAGCTGCGGCGAGAGCACGCTCACGAGCCATGTACTCAGGAGTCTTTACCAAAGTTTCAATAGAAGTGTCAGCTACTGGAGCAGGTACTGGGTTATCGACAGTAGCAGTTCCGTAATCTACCTGACCAGTGCCATCATCTACAGGAGGAGGGGGAGGAGGGGCAATAGGTCCTTGAGACACGCCGTAGCTAGGGATGCCAGCCTTGGCTGCAGCAGCTCTACGCTCAGCAGAGTCAGCCGACACAGGGGCTACATTAGCTATTTTCTTAGGGGTAACTTTCGTAGCCTTTGGCTTAGCCGGTGGCCCAAAAAAAGAAGTGCTCATTATTTTCCTCCGGCTCGCTTCTTCAAAGCTTTCTTACGTGCTCCCACTTTATCAGGTAAATCCTTACCCTTAGGTGTTTCTTTAGCCCAACGCTTAGCGATCTCAGGATGCTGAGAAAACATGAAACCGCGTTGAGCATCGGACTTGAAAGGCATTAGTCTTCCTCAGGTCCTTCAGGCATAGCAGCCATCTTCGACAAAGCACCCTTACGGGCAGACGCTACAGCCTTAGCAGGAGCGGGCATCTTTGCGCCACACTCACAGCAATACTTATCTTCAGACTCGCACATAGCGCCACACTTAGGACACTCGACAGAATCCTCAGACTCACCTTCACCGCCCATTTCAAGAATGAGCTTCAATGCGCCAGACATTATTCTCCTGACATGTACTTTAGTTTAGGAAGCAACTTAGCCTTCAGTGCTTTAGTCCGGGCAGTGCGACGATCGTCGACAGCTGCTTTGCTTCTGCCGCCAGTCATTGCAGCAGAAGGCTTAGCAGCTGGCTTGCCGCCGGGAACGCGCATGTCGGGGACAAAGCTTGGCTTAGCCATAGGCTTCCCTCCGGGGTTACGCATGTCTTTAGCTGCTTTTTTCATGCCAGCAGCATCCATACGCTCAAACTTAGAACTCATTTTCATAGCCATTACATTGCTCCACTACGACGCATAAGCGCCTCTCGCCGTGCCGCCATCTTGCCATCACGCATAGCGTAACCAGCCTTATCTTGCACTTTACCCATAGTAGGCATTGGTCTTCCGCCGCCATAAGATTTTCTACCAGCAGCCAACGCGTTAAACCCAGCGCCACCCTGAGGAGCGCCAGCAGTCTCAGCAAGCATAGACGCTACAGGCTTATCAGCCTTAGGAGCGCCCATCGGCTTGCGAGCCGAAGCATAACGTACTGGATACATAACTAAAACTATACCCCAAATATCTTTACGTAACAGTCTTTGATACGCGCTGATGTGCCCGAACATACGTCATCAAAGAGAACAAACGCACAGGAGCATTATTCTGAGAACCGTCAGTCTCAAACTCAAGACGGTAGTTGACCTGTCGGAAACGCAAAGCCTTCAAGAACTTCACAAACTTACGCACAGCCGTACCACCAGTAGTATCACGAATAGTCTGTACATCAGCACCGGGATAAGCAGCCTGAGTCCAGTCATTATCTGCAACAGAAGCCCACGTGTACGCAAGCATTTGCGCCCACGTAACAGAAGTGTTGAACGTAATTGGCGTAACCATAGCAGTTACACGGCCACGGAAAATAGCGTCAGCACCCCACCAGAACAAGCGCTTGTACACAGAAGAAGCTTGGTAGTTGTAATTCTTAGTCTGAGCCGTACACACAAATACCTCAGACTCAGTCGTAACCGCGTCAGTAATGTGAAGAGTCTTAGCGACACGAGAAGAGCCAGCAGGTACGGACTTAGAACTAAAGCAGATAGCTTCCTCGTACTGGTAAGGACTTCCTGTAACCGACACATCACTTTCAGCCGCGATAATACGCCCAATAGCCGAGTGCGCTGTCGTAGTCCACGTAGTCCACGTACGGGTACGAATGTTGAATACGTACATTACATTCCAGAAACTGAAAATAATTCGGTTATTGAATAGCGACACAGTAACTGCGCTATCCTCTTCCAGCCCTGTACGGTCAGTGGACTCAAAAGGAACCTTCAAGTTAATTTGAGACTAATGGTTCTACTACGAGTGCTCCTGTTCGACTTTTCTCATTGATGACTTATGTTCGAGCACATGAGAAAGTGTCGAAAACTGTTACATAGGCTGTATGATTTTGGATATGAACCCTATTCGTATAGCTGTTGCTAATGCGCCCCAAGCGCCGCAGCCTCAACTTAACCGGACTACTCCTACAGGTGCTCCTGTCGGTGGCGGTGGCTTCAATAATTTAGCTGCTGGTAACAAGTCTTACGGCTCGGGTCGTCCTATGCCTACCTATGGCAAGGTACAAAATAAATCTGGGTATGCCATGCGTGATGGAAAGATGGCTGCCCGTAGAGATGCGCTGATGCGACGCGCAGGAGGAATGTAATGGCTGAAAAGCACACTATTGAAGAAGGCGATTCCTACTGGGATATTGCTGCTAAGAAGTGGGGCGGCGACGCTAACACTATTAACGAGAACCGTAAGAAGCTTCAGGCTCTTAACGATGGCAAGGCTCTCTTTGCTGGCGACACTCTCGTTCTTGATGACACTCCTGCTAAGCCAGCTTCGTCTTCTAAGCCTGAGCCTAAGGGTATTGCTCCTAAGACTGGTGTGGGCGCTACTAAGAATGGTCCTGACGGGGCACGTAAGCCTATGCTTCCTTCTAAGCCTAAGCAGACTGCTGATGAGCGCCGTACCTCTAGTGCGCCTAAGGGAAAGTCGCTTCCTTCTGGAATCATTACCCCTAGTAAGGCGGCTCCTAGTAGCATTGCTCGTCAATCTGTCGGAGCTGTACAGGCTTCTGCCGACAAGAAGGCTGCTGCTCGTAAGGCTGCTTTAGAAGCTGCTTCTAGCCCAGATAACGCTCGTAAGCCAAGTGCAAGCAAGCCCACTATCAAGTCTCCTGTCGCTCCTCGCCGTGACTCTGCCCCTAACGCTAGTAATGCAGATTCTCGTCGTACCAATGTGATGGGAAAGCCAAGCCTCGCAGCTCCTGCCTCGCCTCGTCGTGATTCAGTAGTAAAGGGTAAGGGAACATTCTCACTTCCTAAAGCTTCATCGGACAAGTTCCAAATCGTTCCCGGAAAGAAGAAGTAATGTCTGGGGCATTGAAGCTCATCCTTGAAATGGGTGGTGAAGGTGAATCTGAAGATTCCTGCGAATGCCCTAAGTGTGGCGCAGAATGCGAGTCTGAAGACAAGTACTGCTGTGATTGTGGCGCTAAGCTTCCAGCTCCTGAGAAGGCTAAAGCAGGTGCTCGCATGAAGGCTATGCAGGGCATGATGGAAGGTCCTGAGGAGGACTAATGCCTTTCAAGTCCGATTCTCAGCGACGTTGGATGTATGCGAAACATCCTGCGATGGCTAGGCGTTGGCAGAAAGAGACCCCTAAGGGCGATTTGCCTGATAAAGTTAGTAAAGCGCAAGCTCGCGCAAATGTTTTGAACAAAAAGGCCGGAGGAAAATAATGGCTGTTATGCGTCGGATGAACCCTTCGGACCTTCTTAAGGGTAAGCAGAAGTTTAGTAAGTCTGTTGAACGCCCTAAGTCTCCTACTTTTAAGGCTCCCGTAGCTGACCGAACTAAGTCTCCTGTACCTAACGCTCCTGTTAACCGTAAGGCTGCGTCTCGTAAGAAGGCTCTTCAGAAGTTTGCTGGAGGCTACTAAAAATGGCACGTACAACTGGTGGTGGAAACACCCAAAATGTAAGCCCAGCTAAGACCACAACTACTGCCGCTAACCGCGCATCTGCTGCTCGTCAGGAAGCGTCTACTACTTCTAATACTCTTAGTCCTGCTCAAATTCAGCAGATTAAAAATGTTGGTGCAGCTCGTATGCCCTCTACTGTTGTTAATCCTCCAGCAGACACTAACCCCCCAAGCGGACCTCCTGCTTATGACCCTAATGCTTATGACCCTAATGCAGCTACCCCTGCTTTGATGGCTCCTTCTGGTGAGGAACTGGCAAAACTAGGTGAAAACGACACGGCTTACCAGCTACGTCTTAAGGGTTTGTCGGATGCGCTTGCTGCGTACGAAGCTGACCAGTCTTCTCAGAAGACTCGTTACAACACCAGCTACAAGGACTCTTTGAAGAGCCTTGGTTGGGGCTTTGACCCTAGCAAGGACATTGCTGAGACTGACGTTGTTCCAACTATGGATGAGCTTCTTAACCGTGGTACTTGGAATCAGGGTGACCGCACTACGGCTTCTGGTCGCGGTATCTCTAACCAGCTTGAAGACTTTGCTGCTCGTGGCATGACTGACTCCAGCTTCTTTGCTCGCGCTAAGAATGACTTGATGAAGTCTTTGAATGACCAGCTGTATTCGACAGTTAATTCTCGTAAGTCATTTGTTGATGACTTGGCTTCTCAGCGCCGTGCTTACGGTGTTGAGGATGCAACTAACCGCCAAGCTGCTCTGGAAGAGGCTAAAAACCGTGTCCTGTCGCAGTGGGCTTTGAACAACGCTTAGGAGTGAATAATGGCTGCTAAAGATGACAAGGTCGCTGTAGGCAAGGGCGCTAAGAATTACAACACTAAGAAGGCTAGTGGCCTCGGTCCTGTATGGGATTTTTCTCCCGACTGGGAAAACCGTAAAACTGGTGAAACCTACCGTCCTACTAACTACGGTTCTGGTGGAAACCAGATTGTCGGTGGGGTAAAGAATTACTTTACTGACCGTAGCCGTGATGTAGCTAACTTTCTTGGTGACCTAACTAACATGGCTACCAATAAAAAGTCTGTATCTGGTGGCGGCCTTGGTGACTACCTGTACGGGTCTAATCCTTCTGAGTGGCGTACCACTAAGAAAACTACTAAGAAGGATAACAAAACAGTAACGCCTCCTACAGGCCCTGCCGAACCTTCGCTTATTGACCTTCTTCTCGCTAATCTAGATTCTTCATTCTCTCCTATCGGTAATTTCCAAGATGGACCTGACCGTTACGATGCGATGATTGCAGATAAGGAAGCTCGTTCTGTTCAGGACCAAGCAAAGCTTGAAGCAATGTATAAGCAGTACGCTGACATGATTGCAGCTTCTGAAGCTGGCGTAGCTCAAAACTACGACGCAGCAGGTACGGCATATCAGGGCAATGCTGACCAAGCAACTAACGCTATCAATGCAGCCTATGACGCTACTCGTGCGGCTCAAACGAAGCAGATGCAGGACCTTGGTATTGGAGATGCTGCTGCGGTTATTCAGTCTCGTGGTGAGGATGCTGGGGCTAATCAGGCTGCTTCAGCGGCTAACATTGCTGAGATGGCAGCGGCTCTAAAGTCTTCTAACCTAGCAGCTAAGCAGGCTGGTGTTGAGGGTGTTCGTGGCCTCGCTAAAGCAGCTCCTCTTGAGGGTATCGCTAAGCGTGACATGTATAACCGTCAGCTGTCGGACCAGATTAACCAGATTCGTGCACAGCAGCAGGGTGAGAAGTACGCTACTCAGCAGGCTATTGCTCAGGCACAGGCTGACCAGAATGCGACCTTAGGTAAGCTTCGACAGGAAGCTATTCTCGGTGGTGCTAAGCAAATGTCTACTAGCGAGATTGAGGCAGCTAAGATTGCGTCTAAGCAGGGAACTCCTGTTAGCCGTAATGTAGGTTTGGCTATCAATGCTGAGTTGGACAAGCTTGGCTTGTCTGGTCTTGACCGCGCTAAGGCATTTGACCTTTACGCCCAGTACCCTGAAGTATTTCTTACTGGTCAATAGTAGTATTGAGGCATGGTACAACCGAAGCCTTTCTCCCAGTATTTAGCGGAAGCACGCTCTAAGTACGGCGTATCTGTCAACCCCAACGCAGCTGCGGCTCCTTTGTCTACTGGAGCTGGGGTAGCTAAAACGGGTCCAAGTAACCCGGATGTTTTGTCGAATGTTCTCGACTTTGTTTCTGGGCCTGTGCGTATGGTTGAGAATATTCCTAATCAAATTTTTAACGAACTTGAGAAGAACCGTGTAGCTAACGAAGAAGGAACTAAGTACGACGTTTGGGGCGGTGTCGGTAACGTACTTACGGCAGCTCCTCGTGGTTTGATGTCTTACTTTACTGGGGATGTTAACGACAAGCCTTATGGTGCTGACCTCATTGAAAAGTATGTTGACCTTCAGGGACAGTCTTACAATCCTGATTACGTAAATACTAAGGACAACGTAAATACGTTTGTTAAGGGTGTTGGTGGTTTAGCTCTCGACATTGGGCTTGACCCGCTTACGTGGATTCCGGGCGCTCAGATGGCTAAGGGTGTTCAGCTTGCTACTCGTGGTATCAAGGCTGGCGCGGATGCCCTGTCGGGGGCTGTTGCAGCAACTAACTTAGGGCGTAAAGCGGCTACGGCTGAGGATGTTTTAGCTGAGGCCGCTAATGTCGGTAAGGCAGCTGATAACGGAATCGTGCCTACGACTATGGTTGATACGGCTACTGATTTGATGAACCGTGTTCCTCAACCTACACCTGCTCCGGCAGCAGTTGCTAAACCAGTTCCTACCTTTAGTAACACTCAGGTAAATGCTGCTTTACGTACGGGACGTACGTCTCCTGAGGCTGCTAAGTTCTCTGAATTCAACACTATGTTGCGTGCTCCTGAGCCAGCTATTCAGGCTCCTAAGTCTTTGGAAATCAAGGATTGGTTCCGTGAGGTTGCAGCTAAGGCTGACCCAGCTACTCCTCTGGGCCGTGCTACTCAAATTTATCTTCAGGCTGCTAAGGCAGGCAAGGCCGCTCCTGATGCACAGAAGCTTATTCAGCGTGAGTACAATGCTTGGAAGGTTGCTCAGGAAGCAACAATTCCAGCAGGAGCTATCAAGGTTTCTGAGTTCACTGATGTTCCTTCTATGCGCGAATTTATCGCTGCTAACAAGGGCGGCCTGACTTCTGAGGACTTCACTAAGAAGTACTTGAACTTTATGGCTAAGAGTGAGACTGGTAAGAATGTACCTATTGAATCTACTCGACAGCTGGGTGGAGACCCTCTGGTAGCTTCTGATGTAATTGGCACTCTCAAGTCTTTGAACGAGAGTATCCGTAGGGCTGCTCCTAGGTCTGCTGAGATGAAGAAACTCAAGCGTTCTCGTGAGGATATTGTCGCAGCTCTTCGTTTGAACTATGACGACTATAACCGTCTTGTACGTGCGGATGCTGAGACTGGTTCTGTTGCTAACTTGCAGCGTTTCTTGGCTGCTTCTAATGACCCCATGCTTGCTATGGATACTGCGGTTGGCGAGTCTATTGCTAAGCAGATGGGCAAGTTTAGTAGCAGCCGTTACTTGGATAACCGTATTGACTGGGTTGACAAGGTTCTTAAGGGTGAGCTGAAGGCTGCTGATTTGATGGGCACTCCTATGGACCAGTTCCAGCGTGCTGTGCTTGAGCGTCTTGGTTTGTCGAGAGAGATGACTACTTCCTTTGGGCGTAAGACTCCTCTGGGTGAGGCTCCTGTGTCGGCTAGTAAGGATTTCGATGTGGAATTCTTGGCTGACAACATGCCTAAGGTTTTGCGTGAGAAGGCGGATAACACTATCAAGCCGAATGTAACTGATGGCGGAGTGAACACTTCATCCGATGTTCTTGGTGGTGGATATGCCAGCGACATGCGTTACTTGAACACTGGTCACCAGTCAATGAACCACCAAGCCATTGTCGCTACTGTGGCTAAGGAAGTTGGTCAGATTCGTGTTGGGGCTAAACAAAAGGTACTAGCTTCCTATGACCGTGCTGCTCGTGTTATCAAGGACTCCTACCGCAGACTTGTAATGAGTGAGCAGGTATTCCTCGATAACGGTATGCCTATCTGGACTACCATCAACAACAAGTTGAGTGGCAAGCGTGGATTGCCTAAGCTCACTGGCGATGCTGATGGCATGACTCGTGTACTAATTACTGATTCTCAGATTTGGGATGTCATGCTCAAACGTGACCCTCAGTTGTGGGGATTGGCTATTGCTAACGACAGCACTCGTATGTTGCCCATCAACTACCTTGAAGCTGTTGCCTTTACGATGGCTAAGAAGGGTGAACCTACTGTCGAGGAAGTTGCTAAGTTCCTTACCAGCACTGAGAAGACTACCCGTAAGGGACAGCTACGTAATAACTTCGGTAAGAATGGACAGGTAGAGTACCAGTCTCGTCAGTCTTTCCGTAAGACTAAGCCTAAAGATACTGACCTTGTCGAGTACGTTTCTCGTAAGAAGGATGGAAAGGTTATTGGCTGGGAAGGTCGCCTCAAGAGCGATGTAGCCGTACAGCGTTTGGCTCAGTACATTGTCGACAGCCGTGCTGAGTTTAAGGCTATCGAGTTGAAGAACGCTGAGCGTTTGAACATTCGTCTTGGCGAGGAAACTCACTATCTTGCTGATGAGCAGGTTTCTCAGATTCTTTCATGGGCTAATGACCCTAAGGCTTTGCGTAGTGCTTTGTACGGAATCAAGGGTTCTACTGATGAAATCATCAAGGCAGGTAAAGCTACTGGAGCTACTGACTCTGCTATGCAGGGCGCTGTGAATGCTGTAAATGATTTCATTCCTACTGAGGTTAAGTCTGCGTCTACAGCTGCGGTGAAGACTGAGGAAGCTATGGCTTCTGCGGGCAAGGTTACTGACGAAACTCGTAAGCTTCCCCCTGCTGACTTAGATGCGGCGGCTAAGGCTAAGGCTGCCCCTCAGGTACAGAAGGGCTTTGATGAGGCTCAGGATGATGTGAACCGTGCGTTCGACAACATGGATGAAGCTGACCCTAATTACAAGGGTGACGTATACAGCCCAGATGACAAGGCTTCTACTGTAGCTGGCGTGGGGCAAGCTGAGGGAATGCGTCGTTTCCTTGACCCTATCGCTAAGCGTCTTTATAGCCCATTCGGTAAGAAGAACACTTACGACAGCTGGGTAGCTACTCGTGAGCTCGCTTCTAAAGTGATGGAAATCTACTCGAAGAAGTTGAATAAAATTCAAAAGGATTTCCCCGGACTGGCTACTAAGAAGAATACTAACCTTGCTATTGCTTTCCGTGCGGTACAGCAAGGACAGAAGACTTCACCTGAGCTTCAGGCTGCTGCTAACGCACTTGAGGACGCATTGAATGACGTTATGGGACTTGTCGATAATGTTACTTCTGAATGGGCTATGGGCCGTGCAGGTCTGAGCATAGAAGATATTAACTTCTACATGGGCCGTGCTGACCTACCTTACGAGTTTGACTTGAAGTTAGCTAAGCAAACTGCTGAAGATAATGGAGTGTCCATTGGACAGGCAGCTATGGCACAGTGGAGAACATGGGGAGATATTGAAGACCCTCTAGATTTCATGCACCGTATGCAGACGGCAACCCTTCAGGCTGTAAGCGACAAGGCTACTGGTAACAGCTTTATGAACATGGCACGTAAGAATGGTTACGTAGCTGATGGGCCTACTCCGGGATTCTCCCGTGTTGAGAACGCTTCTGACAGCGTGTTCTTCCGTCACTTGCCTGAAGATACTTATATCAAGAATGATTTGCTTGAGGAGTTCACTCGCCTAGAGAAGTTCTCTCAAGAGTCTCGCAAGATTAATGGTGACCTTGGCAAGATTGTCAATGCCTACTACTTGCCAGTGCTGAACGCTTGGAAGAAGGGCGTAACTATCCTGCGTCCCGGTCACCACATCCGTAACTACATCTCTTCACTATCTACTCGTTACTTGGCTGAGGGACACAACAACTTTGGTAGGGCAAGTCGCATTGGTATGCAAGTTACCCTAGCTAAACGTAACTATGAAGGCGTTGACGCTCTTAAGATGCTGAAAGAAGCTGGCGACTTAGAGATTCCATCTACCGGTAAGGCACTATTCAATGATGGATTTGGTGACTGGACTGCCGATGGCTTAAATACAGTACTGGAAAAAAGTGGTCTGCATCCTACCTTCGTATCTGAAGCAGGTCTGTTTGATGAAGCAGTACAGGGAGGAAGAATTCAGCGAGCTTCTGATTTCTTCTCAATGAAAAACAACATTGTTGGACAGAAGGCTTCGGAACTTGCTGAGTTCCAAGCTCACCTGTCGCGTACCGAGCACTTTATTCAGATTCTTTTGAACCACGCTAAGAGCAAGGGAATCTACTCAAAGAAGTTCAAGACTCGTGAAGAACTTATTGACTACGCAGTAAAGCGTGTACGTAAGTTTCACCCCGACAGCGCAACACTTACTCCTTGGGAACGTAAGTACATGATGCCTCTGATTCCGTTCTATTCTTGGCTGCGCGGAATCATGCCAGCTATGGTGGAGTCAGCGGTACTTCAGCCGGGCCGTATGCTCAACTTCCCTAAGGCTTCATTCAACATGGCTATTGCTATGGGTGTTGACCCTTACCAGATGTATGACCCATTCCCTGAAGACCAGCTGTTCCCTTCATTCTTGACTGACCAGATAACTGGCCCTGTCGCAAAGATTGGCAGCACTTACTTCAACGCTTCTCCCGGTATCGCTCCTTTGGATGTAGCTAACCAGCTATTCTCTGACCCTGCACGAAGTCTTCCCGGTTTGCTTACCCCTGCTATCAAAGTTCCGGGAGAGCTTATCTCCGGCGTGTCGTGGGGTACTGGCTCGAAGATTAAGGACATGTCAGATTACATCGAC